TGATAGAATATGAATCACAATTTTACAAGATTAATTCAATACAGATCAGAACGGAGGGAGCTAAATCTTTTGAATATATAAAGGCAACAAAATTAGATGAATCAATTAATTCAGATGCACCAATGGATACAGGAAATATACAAGTTTATAATTACATAGCTGACGGAGGTGAGTATGAATTTACTTATAATGGTTTGGTAGGTAAAAATGTATTTGGTGCTTTTAAAGACGGCATTCAATACCTTGTTATCACATCGGGCAGTCCAGTGGGCAAAGAGGTGTTATATAACAGTGCTACAGGTGAGTTTACATGGGGTGCATATTTTGAAGTAAATGAGGTTGCAACAATATTATATTACTAATGGAGTTACAAGTAAAAGGGTTAGATGCATTAATAAGAAAAATGGATAAGTTAGCTGCAGCTGCTAAAACTGAGGTGCAGGCTGAATTGAATGATTGGGCTGATACAACATCACAAAATGCAAAATCTTTAGTTAGTGCAAATAGTAGTGATGAGGGGCTGTTACTTAGGAGTATTAATCCTAATTATGGTAATGGCTTTGCTAGTGTAACGGCATCAGCAAAGTATGCAGCTTATATAGAATTTGGGACTAGAAAATATGCAGCGGCTTATGTTAGTAGTTTGCCTCCAGATTGGCAAACTTATGCAGCAACATTTAAGGGTAGTACAGGTGGGACATTTAAAGAGTTTTTATTGTCTATAATGGGATGGGTAAGTAGAAAAGGAATAGATAAAAAAGCAGCCTATCCGATAGCTAGAAGCATAATGATAAATGGAATAAAAGCTAGACCATTTATTTATCCATCAGTACAAAAAACATTACCAGTGTTAAAGAAAAATTTAAGAGCAATATTCAAATTATGAGAGATGTAAACAGTGCAATATTACAAGCTTACTATGAAATAATAGATGGGTTAGATATTCCTGTTTATGAGGGTGAGGAGCCTGATGATGTTAAGCATAAGATTTATTGTGTCATTAATGACGCAACATCAACTGAGACAAGTACATTTAATAGCTCAGATGTAAATCTTACAATACAACTTAGCGTACATAGTTGGGAGTACAAATATAATAACAGCAAAACATTAAATACAGCGTGTGGACAGATTATAGAGGCAATTAAGCCAACATCTACCACAAACCTAGACTTATCATCATTTGGACTACAAATGACTAATTTAAGCCTACAAACAGATAGGACAGAAAGATTTGGCAATTTGGGAGGAAAAGTATTTATTTCTCGTATATTGATTTTTAAACAAGATATTTTCGTAATTTAGTAAAAATTAAAACTTAAATAAAATGGCAGAACACAAAGTAGCAGGTGGTACAATGTTATTATACATTGATTCAGCTGGTGGAACAGCATACGATACAGTAGTATGTTTAACTTCAGTAAGTAAATCTGATTCAGTATCAGTAGTAGATGCATCTTCAGCATGTGGACCGGACAAGAGTCCTGGTACATTAGAGTTATCTTATTCTTTTGAAGGTCAACATTTACAAGATCCTGATGGTGGTAAAATTAGTGGTACATCATTACGTCAATTGTTGAGAGCTAAAACAACAATAGGATGGGAGATATCACCTGAGACTCCAGTAACAGGTGATGAGATTGAAAGTGGTACAGGTTATTTTTCTGAATTAAGTAGCACTTATGCTTTTGATAGTGTAGGAACATTTACAGGAACAATACAACCATACGGTACACCAACATTATCAATAGAAGCTTAATTAAATAAAATGGCAGAACATAAAGTAGAAGGTGGCTCAATGCTACTATTCATAGATCCTAATGGGGGTACTTCATACGATATAGTTGTATGTCTTACATCAGTAAGCAAATCTGATAGTATAAGTGTAGTAGATGCTTCTAGTGCGTGTGGACCTGATAAAAGTCCAGGCACATTAGAGTTATCTTATGCCTTTGAAGGTCAGCATTTACAAGATCCTGATGGTGGTAAAATTAGTGGAACTGATTTAAGAATCTTGTTAAGAGGTGAGCAAACAATAGGATGGAAGATATCACCTGAGACACCAGTAACTGGAGATGAGATAGAAGAGGGAACAGGTTTTTTAAGTGAGCTTAGTTCTACTTATACATTTGATAGTGTTGGTACATTTACCGGCAGCATTCAACCTTATGGCAATCCTACTTTATCTATTTATGGTGGTGGTGGATTGGCTGTAGGTGATTCATATTTAGGTGGTGTTATAGCTTGGTTAGATGTTACAGGTGATACAGGTATAATCGTACAGCAAAATGTGGTAGTTGGTGAATTACTTGCTAGATTTGAAGATGTTTGGTCAACACCTGATAATACTGATACTGGAGCAATATCTACTGGATGGGGTTTTGGTACTTCTAATTCAAATGATATCGTAGCTAATACAACTACATCATTGGCATTATCTATTTTAAATGATTATTATGGTGGGTATAGTAATTGGGTAATGCCCAGCTTAGATGATATGAATAACATTTTAACCAATGGTGTTACACTTAATATCCCTGCTGGTGATTATGCAACATCAACGCAAAATAATAATACAACAGCTAAATGTTTTGTATGGAATGGCACATCTGCAACACAAACTGATTTACCAAAATCAGATATATTAGAAGCTTTTGGAGTTAAATATTTTTAAACTAAAACAAACAACAAATGAAAATCAAACTGAACAACAAAGAGTACGGAATTAAATTTAACCAGTTAGCTATTGAGAAACTTTACGAGTTTAATGATGGTGAAACTACATCAGGCTTTATGTATGCTATGGTATACGGTGGGATGTTAGGTTACAGTAGATTAAAGCGTGAAGATGTAGAGTACACATGGGAGTTAGTGTGTGATTGGGTTGATGATATGGATGATAAAAATGAGCAAATTCAGGCTGTAACTGTTATGCTTAACGAGACAAAAGTATGGAATGACTTAATTAAGCAAGGTCAAGAGATTCAGGAGGAAGAAAAGAAAAAAAAAGTCATAGAGAGCGATGCTACGACAACTTAAAGTTTGCCTTAGGTAAGTTAGGATGGAATGTAGATGAGTATTATTGTTCTGAGCCTCATGAGTTCTATGCAGCTTGTGAAGGGTATTTAGAGAGGCAAAAGGAATCGGCTATGGTCATTCGTTTTGCCTCTTTTCGCATAGCTGAGTCAATGGCTGGTAGCAAAGCAATAGGTAAGATTAATAAGTTTTGGCCAATGGAGGATGAAGAGGATAAAAAAGAGATACAGCCTATGACATCTGAAAGGTATACGGCAATTTTAGAGCGACACAAAATAAAGATTAAATAATGGCAGAAGAGATAGAGATAATAGTTACAGCAACCGGATTTGATAAGGTTAGTACAGGACTTAAGAATACTACTGAGGCATTAAAGACTACAGCAGCTGAGGCAAAGAAAACTGGTGATGCATTAAAGGGCAGTATGACTGCAGGATCTAATCAGGCTGGACAATCATTACAAAATCTATCTAGGATAGCTCAGGATGCCCCATTTGGCTTTATAGGTATAGCTAACAATATCAATCCATTAGTAGAATCATTTGGTAGATTAAGGGCTGAGACTGGTAGCACTGGTGGAGCGTTTAAAGCATTATTAGGTAGTTTAAGTGGACCTGCTGGTTTAGGTTTAGCTGTTGGAGTAGTAACGTCAGTTGTTCAATTTGCTCAGATAGGTTTTGACAGGTGGGGAGCAAGTGCTAAAAAAGCTAAAGATGCAGTAGATGAGGTAAAAAAATCAGCTGATGAATTTGCTAAGTCAATAGACAGTGCAAGAGCTGGAGCTTTATCAACTGGATTAGCTTTGCAATCTTATGTAGATATAGCTAAGAATGGGGCTTTACCATTAGAACAAAGAAATGAAGCATTAAAGAAAGCAAATGAGATTTTAGGTAAGCATGGCGAATTGCTTACTCTTACAAATATTGCAACAAAAGCTGTTACAGATGAAGTTATACTTTATACTAAAGCATTAATAGCTCAGGCAGTAGCTCAAAAATATGTAGATGATATAGCTACTAATTTTGTAAAAAGAACATCATTACAAAAAACATTAATAGCAGCTGTTAATGATGAAATAAAAAAGAAAAATGCTTTAGATGCAATAGAATTACAAATAACAAAAGAAAAAAATGCAGCTATAGCTGGTGGTCAAAGAATATATCAAACTAATCAAAGTTTATTATTTAAATTATCCAAAGCATCAACAGAATATAATACTGCATTAGATTTAACAAAAACTACACAAACAGCATTAACACAAACAAATAAAAATATCATTAGCTCACAAGTAGAGTTAACTAAGTCTACATTTGAGGCTACTGCTGCATTTGGGGAATTAGGCACAAAGACAAAAGATGGTACAAAAAATAAACAAAATGATAAGAAAGCTATTGAAACATTAAATGATGCCTATAAAGCTTTCATTGACACAATAATAGCTAATGAAAGGATAGCATTAACATTTAATCAGTCAGCTACTAAATCAAACATACAAGCTTACACATCATTTATAGAGACTGCTATTACAAAGTTTAAAGCTAGTGGTGCGTTTACTTTGCCATTCGTAGTAGAGTTAAATACGTTACAAAGGTCATTGGATAAAGTAAAGCCCAAGGATTTAGTTAAATCATTGCAAGAGAAAATTAATCTTACACCGATTGAAATATCATTTGACATCCCTAAGGGTGCAGTTGAGAATCTAAAAAAGCAAGGAGTTGATATTACAAATGAGTTATCAAAAGCATTAGAATCAGCTATTACAACAATAGGTGCAGGTATTGGTGAAGGCTTAGCAAATGTGATACAGGGTACAGCTAATTTTGGTAGTATTTTTCAAGGTATTTTTCAGCAGTTAGGTGGTGTAGTACAATCATTAGGAGAGCAAGTTATTGCTGTAGGTGCGGCTGCATTAGTAGCACAACAGGCTATCAATTTAGCTTTAGTAAATCCATTCTTAACAATTGCTGCTGGTATAGCATTATCGGCATTAGGATCATTAATTAAAAATACTACAGGACCACAAAATAGATTTGCAGTTGGTACACGTAATGCACCAGGTGGGATGGCTTTAGTGGGTGAGCGTGGTCCTGAGATGATAAGCTTACCAAGAGGTAGTCAAGTATTACCTGCAGCACAGACAGCTAACATGTTAGGTGGAGTTGGTGGAGCTTTAGAAATATTTGGAATATTAAGAGGTCAAGATATTTATTTTAGTAACAAAAAATATAGTGCTACTTATGCACGTACAACATAATGGGATTAAAATACACTAGCTCATTTGATTCGATTAGAACACAAAGTAGATACATTGTAGAAATCTATCAAGATAGTTACGATGATGAGCCTATTGACTTTATTTTAGCTGCTACACCGGTAGTACAGGAATGGCAGGAAGATGATCCATTGGCACCAATTAAAGGTAGCACATTAACAATAAACCTTACTACATCTGGTGGCTTGTCATTGTTAGATTTTTATTCAGATAATGATAATGAATTTAGGGTTAAGTTAATTGAAGATACAACTGCAGGTACATTATTTGATGGATTTATACAACAAGATGATTGTAGTGAGGTGCAAATAGATTTTATACATACAATTACATTAACGGCAACTGATAACTTAGGTACAATAAAAGATATTAATTTAAATAGAGCAGCTGAGTTATTTGGAGATGTTATATCTACAGGTGCTATCCCTTGTGTGTTTGTACCAGGCTCATATATAGTTATTGATTGGGGTGCAGGATGGCCAGTAATATCAGGTCAAACATTTACTGTTGATACTATGACTTTTACAATGGTAACTAATTTAGGTGAGATTGATGCTAGTCCTGGTTGGTGTATTCAAGTAGTGGAAGAGATACCAGCATTACCACCAGGATCATTAACTATAACATATCGTGAGATAGTATCTTTAGATGGTTACATACCATTAATGACATTTATAAAGCTTTGCCTTCGTTCTACTTACATACAAAATATGGAATTGAATGTTTACAATCACATTACTCCATCAGATGGTGAAATTTTTGTAGCTACATTTCAAACTAGAATATTTGAAGATGTAACCTTATTAGGTAACACATTTTTAAAGAATAATGAGTACATGAGCTGCTATGATGTGTTGGAGATAATTATGAAGCGATTTAACATGTCATGCTTTCAATCTTTAGGTAGTTGGTGGATAGTAAGATATCCTGATTTATTTTTGGATTTTGAGGAAGGTGAGACAATTATAGATTATTATAATTATAACTCAGATTTTGTGTATGTTGATTTATTACAAATTAACAAGTCTTTTATAATAGATTCATCTAATAAAGTTGAGACTGGTTTACTTAAATCTATTATTAGACCTTATAGGAGAACATTAGAGACCTTTAATTATGTTCAGCCTGAGGATTTAGTATGTAATAGTCAATTTACTGATTTAGGGCCTTTAAGACAAATAACAACAGGTGGAGGATTTACTAATAAAGAGTATGAATTACCATGTTGGTATGATTATGATGGTAATGCTGGTCCATACCCTGATAAATATATTAGAGTAGTATATGATGCAGATAATAATGAAGTAGAAAGATATGCTGTAGTTACAGGTACTACAACATTAGGTACATTAGTTGTACAATCTGAAGATATTGAATTGAATCAAAATGATGTAATAGATTGGACATTTGACTATAGAACAGATGTAAGTCAACCAGGTAGTGTAAATAATGTTTTTATAGTAAGAATCACAGACGGTACTACTATTTATTATTTACAAGATGATGGCTCATGGGATACTCCAGCAGGTTTTACTTATAATGTACCTGCAGGACAAAATACTAATGAATGGCATACAGTAACAAAGAAATCACAAAAAATACCATTTAATTGCATATTTAATGTATTTATATCTGTAACTACTTTAAATACATACGATGAAACTTATTATCGTAATTTAAGATTAACATTAACTTATTTTATTGGTGGTCAATTAGCTGTTAATGGTCATAGTCATACAGCAAGCCAATCTAGAAAATTAAATAATGTAAATGATGTTGAAATATTTATAGATAATAGTCAGCGTTCATCAATATCAGGGACATTATTTTTAACATCACAAACAGGCATATTGCAGGACAAATGCACTACATGGGAGTTTGGAAGTGGGTATAACACAGGATTTCCTGGAGTTGTGTATAATAACTTAGGGCAGTTAGCTACATCTACTTACATGTTCCAGCGTTATAAGTCTAGAACAAAATACAACGGTAATTTATTAAGCATTAGAAATGTAAATGGAGTGCTTAGTAACTTAGCTATATTTACAAATGGCTTTGCAGGTGATTTGTTACACAATAAAATGTTATTGGGTAGTGTAGCTATAGATTATAAAAATGATTCAGCTGAGTTTACAATGTGGGAAGTATTTAATAGTGAAACTGATTATGCTGACAACTTTGTTGATTTTACTACGTATTTATTTAATATATTGTACGAATTTAATTATCTTTATGAAAACAATTAAGCTATGGGACTAGTAAGAGGTGAAGATGTAATTTTAAGTGCTATTAGTTCTACAATTCAAGGCTCAGCATATTACCTATTTGGTTGTGCTAGATCAGTAACCTTTGACATCTCTACAGACTTTATAGAAACTTCAGTAACGGAATCAGGTGTTTTTAAAACATTTATCCCATCAGGCAAACAATACACTGGTAATATTGAGGGGTTAGTTTTTTTAGATAAGCCATTTGAGCCTGAAACAAAAGCAACTTCAACGCTAGATTTAACTGATATAGCTGATAGTGGGGAGTTCCCAACTTCTGGTAATTTGATTAGTCTTATAAGAGCTTTTGAGCTTGGCAGTTGGTTAAATTTATTTGTTACTGCAACTGGTACATTTGCAAATTTTGCAGCTTTTTTAACCTATATGAATAATGGCATTAATGCTGGTGGGACTGGTTATACATCAGTAATAAGTGGCAATAGTTTGATTATAACAGCAAGACCAGGATTAGGTGATGATATAAATGGGCAAGCGTGTCAATGTTTTTATGAATTTAATCCTGCACCTGGATTAACTATAGATGCATATTTCTCAGGTGGTGTAGATGGTTATGAACCATCTAAAATAAGTTTAGGTTGGATGTACGATAAAATAATATCAGGAGAATTAATACAAATAAAATATTACGAAACAGATGATGATAATCACTATTTACAAAAAGTATGTCAAGTCTATATTGAATCAATAAATGAGACAGCATCATTTGATAATATGGTTACATTTACAGCATCATTTAAAGGAAATGGCGCACCAACTATAACTTATGGCGAAATATAAATACATACTAACGGTAATAATTATTTTATGTACCATTACTACTTATGCTCAACCAGCACAGTATACTCCTATGACAGCTGCTGGCTATCAGATGAAGCGTTTAAAAGTGGACTCAACATTACATCTACCATCTTTTTGTGGTGTTCCAACTCTACGTGGTAGTACGGCAAAAGAGGGAGCATTAGCAATAGATACATGTAATGCAATACTTTACATGTGGAGCAATCAAGGAGGATGGGACACAGTTAATACAAGTGGTGGAGGTGGAGCTACTGATACTACAAGTTTAAGCAATAGAATTAATCTAAAGGTTAACATTAGTGATACTGCATCTATGCTAACTCCGTATTTAAGGTCAATAGATACATCAAACAAGTTTGTCAATAGATTAGAAAGAACACCAGGTAAAGATTCTATTATTTATTTTGTTGGTGCAAATAGATATGCAATTAAAGATAGTGTTGGAGGAAGTGGTACAGTATCATCTGTAGGTTTAACTATGCCATCAGCATTTACGGTAACTAGCAGTCCTATAACAACAAGTGGTACAATAGGTGTTACAGGATCAGGATCAGTATCTCAATATGTAAGAGGTGATGGTACATTAGCTAACTTTCCAGCATCAACTGGAGGTGGAGCTTCACTTTCTTATTATTTAAATGGTAGTGTGTCTCAGGGAACAATAGGAGGGAATGCTTATAAACAAATTAATGCTGTACCTGTTATTGGTACAGGTACAGATTTTACAATAAATGCTAATGGGTATATAGCACAGTTTATTACAGATGTAGCTGATCCAAATAAATTATTAATACCTGCTGGAAATTGGAATTTTGAGACATATTTTAGTGCTTCATCAGCAGGAGGCACTCCAAAATTTTACATTGAATTATATAAATATGATGGTGCGACATTTACATTAATTGCATCTAGTTCAGCTGCACCTGAAGGTATTACAGGTGGTACAGCTATAGATTTATATTTTACAGCATTGGCAGTGCCATCAACTGTTTTACTTGCAACAGATAGGCTTGCAATAAGATTTTATGTTACAAATAGTGGTAGAACAATAACTATGCACACAGAAAATAGTCATCTGTCGCAAATTATTACTACATTCTCTACAGGATTAACAGCGTTAAATGGATTAACTGCGCAAGTGCAAAACTTAGCTACAGGAACAAGTGGTACTGACTTTGCTATCAGTTCAAGTACAACAACACATACATTCAACTTACCTACTGCATCTGCAACAAATAGAGGCGCATTATCTACAACAGATTGGAGTACTTTCAATAGCAAATTAGGCGCATCTGATACGGTTTCTTTGTCCAACAGAATAAACCTAAAGCTAAATATTGCAGATACATCAGCATTGCAACGTAAATCAATACCAGCAAATAGCTTTTTAGCAAACAATACAAGTGCAATTGCAAACGTAACGGCACAAACTTTTAAAGATACATCTGGCGTTTATTCAGGTACGTTAACATGGACAGGAACAACCGCACCTTCAGGAGCAACAAATCATACTTACAGATATACGCAAGTAGGTAAATGTGTTACTATAAATATTTCTTTAGTTTACGCAACAAATGGCACACAAATAACAAGGCTTGTAGCAACATTACCAAGCGGCGCACCAACACCTGCACAACCAACAGGATTAACAGGAGCTTCGCAAATTATTTATGTAACTTATGCTCAATTAATAACTTCTACAAATACTACATCAAACGCAATAGCGCGAAGTACATTTAGAAATAATGCAGCAAATAATGGTTTTGAATTTTTAATAGATTGCAGTATTTTAAGTGCTGCACAGGCGAGTATAACTTGTCAATATTGGACTAATTAAATTACTATGGAATACATAAGACAAAAAATAAATTTAGAATTAAAGGGTATTGAAGTAGCTTACACAATTGTTGATACATCAGACTGGACATTGCCATTAAACGAGCATCCGTCTATTGTTGAGCATCCTGATTTGTTTGAAATTACAAGCGATCCAATTCCTGATAACGCACAATATTTAAAATATATTTAGACAATGACAACAGCAATGATAACAAATTATTTAATGATGGCTATCTTTTCTTTAATAGCATTTGTAAGCAATATATTCATTAAGAAAATGGATAGGTTTGAAAAGAAAATAGAGCAGATATTGTTATCTGATGTTGCCATTAATAAAGATATTGAAGTGATTAAGTCAGACATTGACAATCATGAAGTAAGAATAACCAATTTAGAAACCAAATAAAAATAAATATTATGGGAAGTACATTTTTAAATCTTAACACAACAGACTTTATTAAAGGACTTATTATGGCTGTTTTATCATCAGTAATTACAATAGTATATCAAACAGTACAGGCTGGATCATTAGTATTTGATTGGAAGGCAATAGGCACTATGGCATTAACATCAGGGCTTGCGTACATTATGAAAAATTTATTTACTAATTCAACAGGCAATTTCTTTGGTAAAGAAAAGTGATATTTGTAGGGAGTACAGGAGAAAATATCCTGACTATCCAACTTTAAAGCTGGCAAGGATTGTTTATGCAGATAACAATTTGACATTTAAAGATGTTGAAGATTGCAGGCGTGCATTAAGGTATATTGAAGGTAAGACAGGTGATATGTTTAGAAAAAATGTAAAAAATACAGAATTTTATATGACTGACAAAAGACCATTAAATCCTTACAATTTACCTGAATCTTATGAAGAGAAGAGAGAGCCTTATATTTTGCCTACTACTTGCAATAATATTTTACTTATCTCAGATTTGCATATCCCGTATCATAACATTGATGCAGTTACTATTGCTTTAGATTATGGCAAAAAAGAAAAGGTAAATACTATCTTCATAAACGGTGATCTAATTGACAACCATCAGATAAGCAAGTTTGAACATGATCCAAAGAAACGAAGTGTTAAGCAAGAGTTTGATGCTACAAGGGAATTTCTTAAGCTATTACGTAAAGCATTTCCAAAGGCAGCAATATACTGGCTAAAGGGTAACCATTGCATCCGGTGGGAGAAGTTTTTACTTACAAAAGTAAGAGAGATATGGGATGATGATTATTTCTTTTTGGAGGAGCGTTTGCAGTTAAATAGTGTAAACGTAAAGATTTTAGATGACAAAGTTCTTGTAAAAGCAGGTAAGCTTTCAATTACACATGGCCATCATATTTTCAAAGGAGCATTTACACCGGTTAATCCTTCACGTGGCGCATTCTTAAGGGCTAAACAGTCATTAATTGTGGGACACCTACATAGACCTTCCCATCACCCTGAAACGGACTTAGATGGCAAAATAATCAGTTGTTGGAGTACAGGGTGCCTATGTGAGCTTAGAGCAGATTACTCACCATTAGTAGGTAATACTATGCATGGATTTGCACACATACAAATTGAGAAAGATGGTGATTATACGGTTAAAAATTATTCAATTATAAATGGTAAATTATGCTAACAGAAAAAGTAATTTTTGAGGATGATTTAGTATACGAGATTGAGGATAAAAATAGTGAATATATTGCAGCTGCATTTAATTCTATGGCAGCTATGGAGCTTGTTGATACTGGACTGATGAATGCTGAGGATAAAGAGATAGTAAAAAACATACAATTTCAAGCTATTAACATTATTAGTGAATCTTTAAATAATATTTTTAATGAAGTATTTGATACTACTGCTGATACTGATCAGTTGTAATCCAAGCCGAAAACTTGACAAATTAAATAAAAAACATCCTGAGTTATTAGCTAACTTTTGTAAAGATACATTTCCATGTGTTACATCTAAGATAGATACAGTTACTAATATTGAGTATGATTTTGTAGAGGTGCAATGTCCCGGATATGATTACAATAGTGCAATTATAGATACTGTATGGCTAACAAGTAATAAAACTCAAATT